TCGGGAGCGCGTCGATCAGGGCCGGAAGGGTGGATGCCATGCGTTTGGCCGTGGCCGCGAGAGCCCTCTTTTCATTCTTGGTAAGATTGCCGTCCGCGGCGGCGGTCATCGCCGTGTCGAGGAGGTCGATGTTGTTCTCCATGACTGTCACGTAGATATCGGGCAGGCCGTTCCCGAGGTACTTTTTGACTTCGCCAATCATGTAAGGGCGGGCGTATTTAAGGACGAGGGCTATAAACGGGTTCACGGGTTCTCCTGTGCTCTACTGAGTTGCTGGTTCCGAAATCGACACTTCGACGTTGTCTGTGATCGTGACGTTCGCGCCAGTGGTCGAGGTCTCTATCTTGAAGTCCTTAATTGCGAAGCCGTCGCCGTAGCCGATCTCGTTTAGCTCGATTCGCAATTCACCTATCGTGAGTTTTGACAGGACGCAGTCGCCCCCCTTGGTGTAGAGGTTCGTAAGCCTTAGTGTCCCTATGCGTCCATTTACACCAGACGTAGGCGCTTGTATCCAGATACGGTCATAGGTGCCACCGCTCGTCACCATTGCGTCTGCTTGGTGGTGACCACCGCCAATCGCCAACATTCGAGATGTGCCGGGTGAAGGCGCTATGGACTGGCCGTCGCTGGCATTTCCGGTAACAATTATAGTATGTGCGTCTATATCACTTAGAGTAAGAGTGCGGCACCGGGACTTCTCAAAGATTAGAGTTCCTATTTCTAGTTTAGTATTTACTCCTCCCGATACTACATTGCCAGATATCTGCACTACATTTGCCTCACCTGACGGCAGGGCGGACCCCGTGAACACCGTACCCACTGAGACGTTCTCAATGGTAATCTCTCTAACCGCAGTAGAACCGAGATCTATTCGTAGAGTGTTATCTCCATCTACATAGCTGGTGGGAACGTCCGTAGGAGCCGTGTACACCCCTGCATCGCCTCTTTGAAACGACCTATCAGCGAAGACGGTTTCAGTCACGACCACACCGGTTCCAACAGTAGACCCCGCGACCAGCAAACCAATCGCCATTTGAGGATTAAGGCCCATCATGCGGAGGAACGAGTACGGGGCTTTCACAATCTGGAAGGCGGTCTTCCACTTGGCGGACTCAGCCTGAGCGTATTCAATTTTTGCCAGCAACCAGTCTCGGCCCTTAACCACTCGCCGGTAAGCCCGAAGGGGTGACCTTACGATTGCCCCCGGCGTGGCTATGATGGCCCGTCCGATAGCGCAGAGGCCCGCGTAGACCTTGCATAGCCCCCGGTACACCATGCGGAAGGGATAGCAGAAAGCATCAACTAACAGGTGTATAAACGTGGAAAATATCCTTATAATTTTATTCATTTTCTAGAACCTTTAGGCTTACGCCGCCGAGGAATCCGAAGAGACCTCCGATTATGGCCGTGACTACCTCAACTGCCCCCATCTGCCAACCTATCCAAATGGATAGACAAGAAAATGAGGTCGCGCACAGGATCGCTAAAAAGATTTGCGGCCTTACTGTGCCAAACATAACCGTCTCCCTTCATTTACCAAACTTAACTCGTAACAATCATATCAATAACAAATACACTTGTCTAAAGTATGGACAGTTTTCATACATCACTTCTATATTCTTATTCGTTCTTCTTTTAATCCTGGTTGAGTCATTTTAATACCATCTTTATCTTCTACCTGTGCTCCAAAGTTATCAATGATTGGAACTGGATTATCAGGATCAGCTACTTGTCTTAGAGTGGAAAAATGCTGATCTATTTCTTCATCTGTACTTAATTCAGCAAATCCAATAGACGTCATCAAAGTAAGAAGCTTCGTTTTATTCGTAGCACTTAACTCTGATCCATCACCATTAGTAATTTTCATCTTACCTCCGGGAAATTGTGATATCATAACAGCAATCCCTAGAGTTGATCGAATCTGCTCTTCTATTGTTTGTTTTCTAAAATACATTATTTTTCCTTAAAGAGGTGCGTGCCAACTAACGGCGGTCATTGCAGGATTCAAGGTTGCTACTCCACCAGCACCACCACCATCAGAACTAAGTACGACGTAAATCTGCCCAGATCCAGTAGCATTAGGTACTCTAGTGGTGTGAGTGGCTACTAATACTCCATCGTAAAAGAAGTACACCGTTTCTGCGGATTCATGATACCAGAATTGGAATAAGTGACCTTGGATGAATCCGCCTGCGCCTGCTGCGGTAGCAGGAATATTAGTGCTTTGTAGTGCAACACCATCTCCACTAACACAATCAAAACTAGCACCACCAAGCTCTGCTTTGAAACCTACACATACATCAGTAGCAGTAGGAAAATCATCAGCTCCTGGTGAATCAAATAGACCAAAGAATGATCTAACACCTGCTGCATTAGCAAGAATATTGGCTGAGTGGTCTAAATGACTAAAGAGAATATCATACGCTGCAACGAAATTAGGTAGAGATGGATTAGAAGTTCCATCTTTGTATTCAATATATCCACTAGACGTACCATTTACTGTAAGTAACCTACCAAATGAATCATCGGAGTCTACCCCTGGAAAAACGCCAGCAGTAGCTTTTACAAGATTAGGCGCGCCTTCCTCATATCTCCATAAAATTAACTTACCATTAGCTGCTCCACTGAATACGCTAGAAGGACCAGCTATTCCAAGTTTCTGCAACAAGTCTTCATTGATCGTACCATTAGCACGAAACAAAGTCATCTTATCTCTAACACCTGAAAGAATACCCTCAAATGTTGCTGCATGTAGGTTAGCAGCTAAAGGATCGTACTGAACAAGAGTACGATTCATATTAGCTTCATTTACTTCTTCTTTTGTAGAAACTCCGGCGTTCCAAAATCCTGTCGGTGTAGCTGGCATAATACCTCCTTAAATCGTTATTCCACCCAATGTACTTGAAAGACCAATTACTTTTCCATCACCTATAAGATGTCCATCACCTATAAGAAAAGCAAATGCTTCTACTGTTCCACCTAAATGCGATGGTCTTATTCTATTTATTCTTTCAGCGACAGCGTTAGCCATAGCTGCTGTAGGAACATCAATAGTTACCTGGATTGTGTAGTTAGCTATATCTTCTGTAAGAACGATTAGCGTACCTTCTGGGAGTAACTCTGCTGCCAGATCGCCTTCCGAGTTAGTTTGATTAGGTGTTAATATCAGCTTTAGTCGGTTCCTAGTTTCAATGTATGTAGAATCACCGCTCTGTACATCGACAACAAACTTCCATTCCTCTAAGAGCTTATTAGCTGACATAGCATAGAACTGATTAGCTAGTTTCTCATAACCCCAACCAATTTCATTATCTAGATACTGTTGATTTTGTGTATCTGATTCAGCTTCCTGAGTCTTAGCAAATGCAATTAACATTTCAAGTTCAGGCAAGACTGCACGAAAAATAGCTTTCAATACACTAGATTCCCAATATTCATTAGGAAGCAACTGCATCATGCGATCAAAGTGGTCAGGTTGAGTATTAACAGCCTCTACACCTGATAGACTTTGTTGTACAATCGTATCAGCCATTAGTAGATTACGCCTCGGAAGTTAAATGTCGCCGTGGTTTCTAATCTTGTTACTGTAAGAATTACTGTTTCTGCACCTACAAGAGCATATGGTGTAAATGGACTATTGAATGGTTTATTCTCATTTGCAGCAGCTTCTTCAATAGAATGAACATGAATAACTGTCCCATCTACTTTAAGAAGCAATTCTGCTGCATCTCCACCATATCCACTAATTCCTCGCAAGAAAGTACCAGCTACACCAGTATGCGTGACAATGGTAGTTTCCACAAGATTAGCTATTGCTACTTCTATACCGACTTCAGGTAATGCCATAATTAAATCCTAATCTACTGTATGTGCGCCATTAGTTGAATATTGATTTGCAGCTATTACAATATCAGCGGTTCCTGCATTAACAGAATACACTGATATTGTATTTACTCCTGGTACAGCCATGATAGCTGTTGCCATTCCATGGAAGGTTACGTCTGCTCCTATAGCAAGAGAATCTACATAAGCATCAATTGCAGTATCTGCCGCAGCAATTACTTCTGAATTAGTAAAGCCAGGAAGAACAGATAATGTTACATCAACAGTTATTACAATAGCACTAGGAGCCGCGACTGTCACAGTTGCTCCAATAGGACTCTTACCTGTAGTCGCCGGTGCAACAGGATCAATGTAATCTTGAACTGTCTGTATCAATGCAGCACTAGGTATACTTCCAGATCTAGTTAAGATCAAGACCTGTACCGTACCATTTCCAGCATGTAGTGGATATACTCCTACCTTACCAATATCAGGACTTGCTTCCTTACCCCATCGCAAGTAATCTCCGATGTTACCACCGTGACTAGGTTGTCTTACGATTGTCAAAGTTCTAGATCGCAGTTCTTCGTCCGTCTCCTCGTCTGCACCAATCGCAGTAACAGCGACGTTACTAACGGATGAGATGTTATTCACTGTACCGACAAGTCTATTTATCGTCGTAGCAGCGACGTTACCAGCGGTACCGGCTATTACCGCAGTAATAGCAATCGCAGTTGTAGTAGCAGATGCTATGACCACCGCTGCCCCTGTCTCGAATACTATCGGGGTACCACCGGGCGCTGCCGTAGTGCTAACCTGTGTTCCTGCTGGAACAGTTGTTGCAGCGGATGATACAAAACTCACTTCGCCTGTAGCTTTGACAGCAGATTGTCTTGATATTCCAAACTGCACAGCAGCAAGATCTAAGTAAATACCTTCTGATGTAGGTACAAACGCAAGATCTATTGCTTGATCCATTCGTGTCCAAACATCTGCTATCTCCATAACCATAGGAGATAGTATATTGTAAAACGATGAACCTTCTCGTTTATCATAACCATCGGGTAGCCTACTCATTACCCGATTAATTATATTAGCAAATGATTCTCGCTCAAATGGCTTTGCTGGTAATCCTGGAACTACAATGAACGAATTACTAGCGGAGGCTGTATTTCCACCTGAAGTTACTTCGACACCATAAGAACCATTATCTAATGTAGCAGGGACTAAGCATGTAATGGATGTAGCACTAACGACTACAACATTCTCTGCATCTATATCAACGAGTCCCTGTATTACGACAGAAGCAGGTGAAGTAAAATCAGTGCCTGTTATCGTAATAGGAGTAGATTCGCCAAATCGCCCCGTTACTGGTATTGACCTAGTGACTGCTAATACCATTAGAATTTCCAGCTTTCTGACAATACAATAATCTCTGTATTGGTTAATGTCACGGTTAAATCAGCCGTCGCATAATCATCTGTATGGACAATATTTTCAGTTTCAACACTGATTATCCTATCATCACTTAAGAGAGTTTGATTAATAAATTGGTTTAACATATCTGGAATAAGAGAAGCGGCAACACCTTTACCAAGAACACCTATTAATTCTGAACCATATCCGTTTGAATAAATGGCATAAGCTCTAGCCTGTGTCTGCAATGCCATCCGTATCCATTGTATCACATTATCTCGTTCAGTGACAAATCTTAGGTTCCCACCTTCGAGAGGATATTCCCCTGTATCGAAGTCAAATACAACGGATTTATCAAATTCTACCACTAGCTCAGTATCAAAATCCGCAACATCAAAAGGAGTCGGGCTAAGCGATACTGAAGGAAGAAGACTTGTCATTATACTTCTCTTACTCTCATAATAGAACCAGTCAACATATCAAGATTTACTACTTCAGCAACGCTCTGTGCCCATTGAAAATTAACTGGTCCGGCAGTTATACCAATTTGTAATGTCCATGTTCCACTTAGCATATCTTTACCAGCAGATGTAAAATTCCTACTAACATTAACGTATTGACCAATTACATCTTCTATATAAGAAAGACCATTTGCTGTTCCAGAAGGAAGACTCCAAAAGTATTTAGAAACCTGCACACCTGGATTATTAAATAGCAAAATCATATCGACTAAGTAGATAGTATTTGCTTTAGCTGTAAAAAGAAAATGATTATCATTCTGAAGTACATTAGAGTTATTAACAGTTTCGTCTGCTGTCTTTGCAATTACTGTATCAAGTTTAGGTACAAAGTTATCTGCTACATTAGCAATTCTTTGTACCAAGAATTTTCTACCTACAGGCTGGAGTAATACAAATTCATCGACGGCGAATGTAGCCAGTGTAGGAGTTAAAAAGAAACCCTCTGAATACTTAAGAATGACATTGGGATTATCAGCATCTCCTGAATATACATCCAACATCTTTATTTCTAATTCTGTGGATGATACTGATAATACTTTTCCAAGATGAGGTACACCACGAGATGTTATACGCTCATCTATTCTAGTGTCTATTGCTCTAAGTAATTTATCTGTAGTAAGACTCATGATTATCCATCACCATGAATTGCATCAGGGGTATTGTCAGACTTATTCATCTGATCTTTAACAGATTGTGAAACACCAATTCTTCTCTTACAAGAAATTCTAGTTAAAAACCCACTATAATCAATAGTAGTTTTCACACTAGTTACATAATATTGTCCAAGAATATCTAATTGCTTGTGACTTATATATATTCTATCCATAGGGATGATATTATTTAATGCAAGAGTTTCAAATGCTACAGTATCTTTTTCAGAACCATCTTCTAACATAAATTTTAGACGGCGATTAATTTCTTGTGTGTCACCCCATGTTGAAACATTAACTTGTTTCCTAAATAGACCAAATTTTCTAACACTATTAGCATTAGTGGCAACCACAGTTCTAACTACATCAAGACTTTCTTCTGCATCATCACTTGCAACAGCACTATTACCAGGAGGGATGACACCTACTAATTCGTTCAGGAATGAAGAATCTAGTATAGATTGAGTACGGATAGTCCTAATCATATTATTACGACTACTAGCTTCATCTATTTCAAACCACCATGCTCTTCTAGGAACAAGAACTTCCTCTACAACTAGACCTACAGAATCCCATCTTATTCGATAACTTATGCCAGTATCTATCGTAGCCATAGCAAGGACTTTTACCCAAGCATCATGCAATGTTGTATTCTGAAAAAGCTCAGGACTAGGTTGGAAAGGGATTCTAACTATAGATGATACTGGAACGTCGTGACTTCTAGTAGTTCTTTTTATGAATTGAGAAACACTTTCATTAAATTCTAGTTTTAGCCAATATAAAGATGATGTAATCCAATGAGCACCATTCCTTAATTCAAAAGTTACATTAGCGCGTTCAGAATTATTAACCCGTTCTAATACATAAAAGACATGTATTTCTTGTTGTTTCTCAGTTCCTTCAAATGTTGGTATAGGACCAACTAAATAAACCTTATCACCATTACTTATGAAATTAGAACCAACGTCACGAACAATTAAAGAAGCATCCACTACTGGCGTGTCGATAGTTCCAGTGTAGTTAATACTTTCAACTATACTAGCGTTCTCCTTAGCAGGATCGAATAGAATATATGATCCAGTACCATCTCGCTTCTGCAAGATGATTTTGAATTTGGAGAGTACTTCGGCTCTTACCATTTCGAAGTGGGTAGGAGAGGCAATTTAATTATCTGTCCTACTTCAAATGAATCAAAGTTCGTAATTTTATTGATATCTAAAATCGTGTATCTATTTATTGTATATCTGAAAGATAATGCTTGTAATGTATCACCTTCTTTAAGCTTATATTCAATGTATTTTGTTGGTACAAAAGAAAAAGCATTAACAGGCATATTGGGAGATGAAACTAATTCCTTAGTATCAATTGATCTAATAACAACCTGTTTGTACTCAGAGAATCTAACCTCATAGTTTATATCTTTACCAGTCCTACCACCATAATCCCATAGAAAACTATCCAGCGTAACTTCAATTAATCCTATATTTGTTATAGCCAGAGTTAGAGGTTTATGCTGATATCCCTCAAAGCGATCTTTCCACCATTTAGGCGTTTGCAAACTACTTGCCGGGTAATTAACGTAAGTATCTGTAAACTCTGGAAAATGGGACGACCAGACAATGGTTTTAAGCTTTCTAGGACCTACTTGATTTAACTCGCCTATACCTAGTACCGTAGGTCGTATTACACGGTGTCCTGTGGTAAACGAAATACGATTAGGATTAACTGGTATCTCTTGATACGAATAACCCCCAAGATGGAAAGGAACCATCAATGCGATAGTGACATCTTTCTTAAAAGGCATTAGGGTAGTACCACCCCTCCTGCTCTAGTAGTAGCAGCAGCAGCATCTTCAACCGCACTCATATCTACATCGCTTACCTTTCGCTGAAACTCTTCAGCAAGATATGCAGCCACTTCTTCAACTTGTGCTTGAGTTTCTGCATTCCCCATATTAGTACCTGGACCACCTATGGAAATATTGTCGATTTGTAATACTATTCCTGCTTTTCCTGGCTCAGCAGCAACAGCACCAAGCAAAGAAGCACCACTTAACCTGAGATTTTCATTATGCGACGCCTGACCAAATTCATTTTGTTCTTTTATATTAGCCCGTCGATCCACTTCTCTCAGTGCGTCACCGTATGAGAGACCTTCTAAATACTGTAGATTGATAGCTGCTCGGTTCCGTGCCATTGCGTCTCGGTGTTTATCGCCTGATTCTTTGGTAAGCATACCTGGAGTAATGGCATCAAGAGCACCCGAAGCCATTCCCTTCAATATACCCCTACCCATAGCGACACCAATCTGTACTACAGCGTCAATGAATTTGGGATTAAATACTGTCTTGTTTAAGACAGAAATAGCTACTCCGCTTATTTTCTCAAATACTTGTTTTATCTGATCTGAACCACCACTATCCATCCAATGCTGAGCAGCAGCACCTATTCCATCAAACAGCATCCCAAATTTCTCAGTGAATGAAGCACTCTGGAATTGTTCAGTTTTGATAATGGTGTCAAGCCATTTATTGACCATCGAAAGACCATCAGAAATAGGCTTTCTTAAGCTATCAAATAAGCCTACTTTGATTGTATTAATTATGGACTTAAATCTCTCACCCAAGTTAGTGACTGTATCCGAGTTGATATCTAACGCTCGGTCCATCGCCCCAGAACTAGTCTCAAAGGTTTCAAGGAATTCGTTCATGGTTCTACCTTCCTGTACCAAACCAGCAATCATTCCCCTAAAGCCTCTTACGTTAGGCATCAGAACACCGTACAACCTTGCACTTTCTGACATCCTAAAGTTCTCCTCTACCTGAAGATCAACTAACTTACCACGTTCTTTCTGCTCTCTAACAAGGTCATTAACCACGACTCCATGAGGACCAAGTCCTCTAAATGTTTCCTTAATAGTATTAGCGAAACCATTAGATATAACATCATTCAATGAAATTTGTACACCATACGCTTCAAGTTCTTTCGTGAACCTTCTAACTTCCTTAGAGGGTGCCTGGAAGTTCTTGATCATGTTGCGAAGGCCGGTAGCTGACTCCCTAGGTCCAAGTGTCTGGGTCATGGCCGAGAACACAGCCATTGTCTTTCTAAACTCGTCTCTTGCTTTCCTTGGGTCTAGGCTAAACAACTGAGCCATTGAGCCAGCTATCTCACCAATACTACCAGTCAACTCCTGAGCAGTAATCTGTCCCAAGTCAACTGTGTTGAAGAATACATCCATCTCTTCTCTAGCTTGTCTGGTTGTGATACCAAATGCAGCCATAATCTTGGAGACAGCTTTGATCGTATCCTCAATTGGGATATTGCCACCAGCGACTGAAACTTCTGCGGCGAGCTGAACCATGTCACGGATTGTTGATGCCTCAGCAGATAGTCTACCAACTACACCTTCAATTTCTTGCGCTTTTGAAAGCACAACAGCATCAATAGAAGATGCAGCTTCCTTACCAGCTTTCACCAAGTCGCCAGCAGCCCCAGTCTCGATTGCTACCCTCTGTAGGGCCACTCCCAATCTACTAACATCTTCTGTGGACATTCTAACCAAAGAGTTGATGTCAGCCATCCCCTTTTCAAACGCAACTCCAGCTTTAACAATCGACATGAATCCACTAATGATTTTACCTGGAAGGGAAATGATCTGCATGGCTATACCGAATTTAGCCATCAGTGACAATAGTTGGAAGAAACTAACGCCTTGTCTTCTATTAGCATTAGTTGACTTTTTAGTCGCCTTCGCAAGTTTCTCTTGATTTTGTACAGTCTGTCCTAATACACCATTATACTTCCTTATATTTTCAAGAGCATCAGCAGCTTGCGCTCTTGAGCCAAAGGATCCTCCTGCTGTTGGATTCTCAGAAGAACCAACACCAAAACCACTACCAAATCTTCCACCAGGACCTCTCATTTGCCTAACAGCAGCACTTTGGGCAGCAATAGAAGACGCAGCTAATTGCTCGGTTGATCTACGAGCAGCCATAGCGTTAGCGTTTATATTTTGGAACGTTCTACCTACCGCTGTTGCACTACGGGCTATATTCTGAAAGCCCGTCGTTACACCTAACGATTCAAGTCGTCCCTGTATCAGTAGGGGAAAGCTCATCTTCGCCGCCCCCTAAAACCCTAGTAACTGTAACAAGCATTAACTCCTGTTCGCCCTCTGGGATACTTAGTACCTTCAGAGGGCGCATGTTGTAATGGTATGCTATTACGCCTATGCGTTGAAATTCTTCGTCGTTGTCGAATCTTGCAACGACTATTTCCCTAAATTTTCCAGTCGCCTTGTTTCTGTAATGACATCATCTGTCATACCACTAAGCTTGTTGACTGAAAGCATAATCAAGGCTTGGTCGCCCTGATCAAAGATATATTCAATTATATCTTCAGGATTAGGACCTTTGTTGAATTTTTGCTGAAGTGGTTTCGATGAAAGATCAGGGCTGTTTACTCCCTTGAATATCATTAGCTTAGAACTTTTATCGTCATCAGCAACTTTTACATTCTTACCACCAACTCGTTCATAATCAGAAGCCTGTTCTTCGATTTGACGAAATTCACGTGGAGCCAAGCTACGAGTAACAATATCAATAGCAGGACGATTATCCCTTTTCCTCAGTGTAATCGTTTCTACTTGCTGAAGATCACCATCCCATGCTAGTAAAGCTTCGGCTGATAAATCATCAACCTCTTCCTGCTCTTCATCTTCACTTTGGCTTTCAACTACTTTCAACTGTGCCTCATCAGAACTCTTACGTTTCTTGTCCTTATTTTTCTTGCTCATTGTTCCACCCCTATTAACTGATTAAACTATTGACTTAACCATTGTCATTTCTTCAAATGTAAATGTTATCTGCTGCGACAAAAGGTCATCAACAGAGAACCCTATGGGAAGTTCCCACAGTTTAACTCTACCCAACTGGATATCTTCACGCTGTGCTATAGATACCGTAGGCATATCTGGAAGCGACGGCGGACCACCAGTTCCCCGAATCTCAGGGTCGTTCTGTTGGATATTAAGAGACAATCCATTAACAGACGCACCACCACCTAGAGCGGTAAGATCGCTACTCTTACTAAACGCATCAACGAATCTCGAGATTATCTCAGAAGAAACGCGCCAGATAGTAAAGGATCCAGACCCTTCAATTCCCATAGCTTTATACTGAGTGACCCTTGAGCCAGCAGGCATAATGGACTGATTAGCTACAGTAATTCTAGCTTCTACAGAAGACACGTTTGCCATGACTACACCCTCGAATAGAAGCTTACCAAACGACCCATTAATCGTTTTCTCAGCAGTATATTTATCGGCCAATTTAGCTCACCTCCACAGTCAGGTACATATATTCAATGGCATCTATCGGCTGGATACCAACTTTGACAAAATACATATCGTCAGCAGGATCGTTATCTTCGTCAGTCTCAAGAGTGAAACCAGAGTTGATCAAACCATCCTGTACCAAGCCTGACAAGAATGTACGCATGATTGATAGTACAGAATCTTGGCCTTCTGTATTGTTAGCAATCTTCCCTATAACATTATCGCCAACCGCTGTTGCAAGAGAGTTATTAACATTGTCAAGGATACGAATAACCCTGACTTTCTTATTACTAACATCCTGCTTCAGTGTTGCTGTACTAGCGAGACTCGTTAGGGTGTTAATCCCTTTCTCAACCCTAAAAGAACTACCATCATACACAAGCGGCATAACACCACTTGAGAATAGAGACTGTATATCCGCGTTGGATAGCCTTGTCTCAAGATCAATGATATCGTCCACCTTCTGGAAAGTAAGGGACTCGTTAAGAGCCAAACCAGCAAGCATTCCTGCTACGCGGGCAGCAGCTTGATAACCTCCATAGGCTGTTTCCACGGCTGCCACATTAAGACGCTTAAAGCCTGGATGAACGTGGATAATACCTTCTGAGTCTCTCAACTCAGCATCAGTCTTAGCAGCAGATACCGCGTCAGCAGTATCTGAACCAGTGACCCACATTTTCCTTCGACCCGCTGTACGCTCTACACCAATCCAAGTAGCGATAGCAGTTCTTATTGTGTCATCAATAGTGTCAAAGTAAAGAATGTTAGCAGATTCATTTTCAAAGGCATCCATTGCCTCATCATAATCAGCACCAACAATGTTTCCTTCGTCATCAACACCAGACGCCATTGCCGTCGCTACAAGATTAGCAAGTGTTTCATTACCAGTAGCGATAAGAGTAAGAGTGATCCACGAATTAGATGAATCATTGTTGATCTGGTCAACAATATCTGCCATAAGACCAGTAGCAGCATTATCAAGCCGTGTCGTCCAGATTTTCAAAGTAGTACCACTCTCAATAAGAGTGATATCCTTACGACTAGCATTAATCGCATTAGCCGCTACCGTAATAGTGAAGCTATTAGCTCTTGCTCCCTTATACTTACCATCTACAGTAAGAACATTAACAGGAGCACCAGTAGTATCAACAAGAACTCGCGTGCTTTTAGCACCCGCTGGACCAACCAACCTATAAACTTTAATTTCTTTAGCACCACCCTTGAGTATATTACTCAAAGTAAACCAACCAGTGAAGACACCAGTATCTACCTCTCGAAAGAGGGTTTTAATGGTACCAATATCTGATACTGTAGTAACTTCTTCATCCGGTCCCCAAGGGGCCGCTATAACTGCACCAACAGTACCAGATAGACCTCCCTTAATAGCAGTAGTGGCTTGTGCAAGAAAGTTTGCAAACAAACCAGGACGCTGCGTATCAAGAGTTACATCGCCTCTACTCCATGTTCCAGACATTTAAACCCTCCCTCTTTTTCTTTCAATAGGTTTATTCCTATAAGCATTAATAGCAGTACGCATTCTTTTCAAAGTAATTTGCGCATCAGGTTTTATTTTAGCAAGTTGTACGGCTCCTGCAAAAGTATGCTGAGCCGTTCCATCAAAGAGAGCATAAGCATTAGCTCTCAAATAATCTATAGCGTACTTAGGCTCCTCCTCTTTGGGTATTTCAATTTTCTTTACCATATTCACTCCTAAGTTACATCAAATGTAGTTAGTCTATCCTCATGTGTAACTGTAACGGTATTAATAAGACTAGGTTGTGAGGATACAATGAAACCATGACTTCTGGTCAACAAAGATATTCTCGCATCGAATACACCATCGTCGTCTGCATCCTCTATTATCTCAGAATCAACCTCCCTAATAAATATAGTCTTATATGGAACCTCGGATTCTGTAGGGGGTTCCGCCCCTCCAGATATTATTGATGTCAACGTGTAAGTCTGATTATACTCTCTTCCTGCAGAATGTGCAACCGTAGCTTGTAATATAGGGGTGCCTCCTTCGACAGAAGCATAAATCCTATAGAAATCAAACTCCGTATAGGATGAAGGAATCTTAGGTAAATTGATTACCAAGGAATTTTTGCCAGTAGCTACAACGCCAGTCACCACAACACTAGGGTTGGTTTCCTGCGCTCCTCTAATTCCTGTTATCTTAATGTCATAGCTGGCGACTGCTAACGAGCCACCCGTACTATCAAACATCGTCGGAGCAAGAAATGGAAAGTCATGAAGATAAGCATCAATCTTCTTCTCAGACTTTAAGTCCATCTTTATTTCGTCGGCTACTACTCTTGCATCAGCTTCGCTACTTGCATGATACCAAATAATCCAATTACGTTCATCAAGATAACCCACGGAACCTATACTTGGAGAACTTTCAGCAGCTAGTATTATCCTAGCTGATGGGCGAGGAATTGCTCCTACGAAGCGAGCAGTCTCTACCGTACTCAAAGTAGTGAACTTATCACTTAGGTACTTACCTATCGAGAATATTTCGTCAGTTGATCTCAATTATGTAATTCCCATTTACTGGAACAAGGGTGATACCGGGTTCGTCCATCGTCCTCGGTAGAATTTCAAACTCAATAGTCCTACCTTTTTTCTTAGCACGAATACCAAGAGAGTTTACAAACTTATTGTGAATGATTACTTCATCAAACTCAACTGCTTTAACAGGAGCGATCTCCTCACCATGTTGATCTAGTAGTACCATATCCCACCCTAAACAAATCGACCCTTCACATTCCTAGCTTGAGCACTAGCACGAAAAGAACTTAATGCGGCAGTTCCAGTTAACTTGTCTCTCCACTTATCTTCCATAGCAGGACCAGCTACCGCTTCTGCATCCATTCGCCCCTTCTCTATAAAATGATAAGCGTAACGATTACCAGGACCACGACCATCATTTACAAGTTGAGCATAAGGAACTTCTGTACCAACTTGTATCTTTATTCGCGTACTTCTACCTGTTTGCTTACTAATACGCCTTACGGCATCGCCGGGGTTAAACTCTGAGTCGTCTGTACGCCTCGAAGCGGTTCCCCAACTCGACCAAAGCCTGCCTGTAGCTGTTTGCGTAGTTCGTTGTCCTGGAGCAAGCCTGTGAGCCGCTGGTATATAGTTCCTCGTTTTAGCAGTAATAAGGTCAGCAAGATCCTCGGCGGATTCTTCCATTAACTCAGGTACAGTAATGACTGCATGAGTATTATAGAAAGCTCCAAGCTGACTAAAATTTTCAGTAAATCGAATCAACGTTAGAAGGCACCAAAAATCTGTGCCTGTACTCCCATCACATTATTACCAGTAATTCTCATATTGGTACCGACTACTGTATACTCAGTAATCGAATCATTCACATCAGTATGAACAACAGTATTATCTTCATACCAATTCGTACCGTCAGGTGAAAAATCAACAGTGACAGTAATTGGACTAGCGACGGCACCCATTGTGGCACCATCCCAAGCAAAGTTAGCAGCAGTCTCTGTAATTGCTATCGCAAGAGCCGCTGCTCCTACTATTAGTGAATAGACAGTAATGGTATTAGCATCAAGATCAATGACAGCTCTTACACTTGTGTTAGCTGTCATACCCGCTGCATAACCGGTCCCAGGCCCATCACCAACGTTCGTAAGATTAATAGCATCTACAAGGTTCTGTAGAGTATTATCAGCAGCAGCGCCAATAAGAACGTTTCCATCTACTTCTGTCAATGCAGCCTGGAAGGTATAAGTTCTACCGTCGATGAGGACGGTCTCAGTATCTCCGGGCTGACCCGTAAAGGTACCAACACCTCTAGCACCCGTTGAGAGATACAAGCTTATCTTATCATAAGCATCAATAACTGTACTAACAGGTGAAGATATATCCTCAACGGCAAGGAGAGCCGCTGTTCCAGTTAGATTTCCAATTCGCCCGAATCTACCTCTAATCTGTCTATTCATTATATATCTTTCTCAATTTATTCCTCTAAGCGTTCTTAACTGTTACGACTTCGATTTCAAGATGACTAAATCCAGCTGAACCATTATAGTTAATAGAATTAATTGCTACGATATGAAAAGTTTCTTCATTAAGCAATATCCTATTAGCATTAGTTATATCAGACTTATATTCTACATATATGATACCACGCCTTGTTTCTTGTGGTTGATTAACTGTATCAAGCTCTCTGGAACGAACCCTCAGCGAATCAAACCTGCAACGTAGTCCTGTATGTAAATTAGTTTGAGTCTTAGTAGCTCTACCTTCAGTGGATTTTGTACCCGGTGTGAGTAATAGAATATCACACCGTTGATTCATCATTGTAGTTGTCATTATTGATTCAAGAAACTACTAGACTTAACTTTAACAGCACCTTCTTTAGATATTTGAACCTCAGCAGCGCCGACCGCTTCCCAACGATAATACCATATACCCTCATGATCCAAATTAATATCTATATGATAATCACCAACACTATCTTTAATAACTTCTGCAGCTATTCCATACACATACGATGTATTAGTCAATGTTGGTTCAAGAATCTTCACTGTTATCGTAGTAGGATCAATGTCTACTGCACTAAGTTGAAAGTTGCCTGCAAATCTAACAAGAGTTTCTATTTCAAATATTTGTATTGCCATTATGTCACCACGGGAACAGCGGTAGTTGTGACTGTATATACAGCAGCCACAGTATCTGTTATGGAGTATACTAAGCCATCGTCGTTAAGGGTTAGTGCCGAAGTTGGTATTGATGCCTCCAAAACGATTGGTGTGATAGATATACTAAAGGCCATAGCCTGTAGCGGTACTGTATATTCAGCTACAACTGGCGAAGGTAATATTGCCTGTCCGCCAATCTTCAATACATAAACTACTCCTGAGATACTTGTATCTCTTAGTCTAGTAGTCTTCAGTACATGCTGTCTATTATTCGACGGCATTATTCAGGTATGACTGTCGGGTCCGGGTTGGCGTTCAAGTCGGTTGATCCCGAGACAGCTGCCTTGACTAGAGCATAGGCGGACGTAAACGCCACGCCACGGATGGCGGCGGTGTTGATTGCTATGCGCTCGGTACTGAGAATGGCGAGGTTGTCTTTCCACGCCTGTTCAGTGTCGTAGGTGTCCACCTGAACTTCCACGACATCTCTGGCCGGGTCCAAGTTAATCTCCCGCAAGTGGAGGTAAACATTCGTCAAGGTCCGTGATCCAATAACTACGCTTGCATTTAATCCCATATCAATCTCCTATGACGTCCGTATTAAATTACCGCTCGGCTTACTTCGCGCCATGCTTGGGTTCCGCCGATTTCACAGAGCAGCAGGGTCAAGGTGTCTCCCGCGCTCGCCACGAAGTCTGCCGCACCTGCAAGGAGAATTGTGTTATTCGCCCCAGAAGTAACTTCCCCGTGCTTGACCGTCGGCGTGCTAGTGAACAGGAGCGTTATGACGGTCCCGTCCTGAAAGCCGGAATCGTTAAGCGTGTTGATCTGGGTCGTGCCTGTAATCTCAAAACAATTTCCGTCCATCCCAACGTCGAGAGTATTAGTCGAAGCGACATCTGCGCCTTGGTCCTGATTGAATACGCCGCTGTACATAAAGGCCCGTTTATATATAGAAGTCTGGTTAAACGTCCCTAAGTTGTCGGGGTTGATGGTCAGAGCGCCAGTGTGGGCATCCAGCCGCATAAAACGCTTCTCGCTGACCCAGAAATTCATCTCGTAATCGTCGTCGCCGGTGCCCGTGACTTCTCGACTAGCTAAGACGTTGATAGACGCCGCTGGCGAGGCCGCGACTTGTGCGTCGTTTGACTCAAAAAGAATCGAGCCGATGGGGTCTAGGTCTTGCAGGTCGGAGTCCAGCGAGGTCAGCCGCAAAGTAGCGCCAGCCGCAGCCGCCCCAAATATCTCAATCTGGTTGGTAGTCCACTCGGCTATTTTCACCCCACCAGCGGCCAGCGCCCCGATGTTCGCGCTGATGCGATACATGCCGGTATCGGTGTCTGACGTGAAGGCGTAACTAGGAGCGCCAACCGCACCGTCCCCGCCGTAGATGGCACCGTCGAAGCGGTTGAGGCCAGAGTCGGAGAAGATGGCGTAGTTGCTCACGCCGTCGCCCTCCACACTGGTAAAGTAAGCCGAAGCCGTGGCGGTGATTGTGTCGCCTACGGCTCCTTTGGTAACGGCCGGACTAGCGAAATACCCGCCGGTAATGAGCGCGTGCGTGCCACTATCGCCCGCCGTGGTTATGGCCTGATGCGTCACGCTGAGACCGGAGAAGGACTGGCCGGAGGGAAGTGTTACGACCGGCCTGATATAAACGTAGTTGGGCGCTCCGCCGGGGTCACCGAAGGCGAACGAGCCTTGCCCGCTATACTGCGAAGCATCGAATTTGAAGGCGTTACTGTCGGCGTCTGCACTCATTTGCACGTCTGCTACGATTGACAGCCCGCCAGAGTCAGTAATGACACCATCTGTGATAACCGTGGCACCAATCGTAAAGTCGGTAGTAGCATCAATGGTAGTGCCAGTGATAGCTGCGGGAGTAACATTACCAATTATACCCTGGAAACTTGTACCTGATGCGACTCCAAGCACAGGAGTAGTAAAAGTCGGTGATGTTGCAAATACCGCTAATCCAGAACCAGTCTCGTCAGACAATGCAGTTTTAAGCTGCAAAGAAGTAAAAGATCCAAGTACGGCAGCATTTCCTGTGGAAGTTACATGACCAGTCAAGTTCGCGTTTGTTGTGACGTTGCCCGCAGTCAATCCTGAAGCTGTCCCTGTGAGATTTGTAGCTACTCCACTTGCAGGGGTACCCAAAACAGGTGTAATGAAGGTTGGAGATGTAGCAAATACCGATGACCCTGATCCAGTCTCGTCAGACAATGCAGTCTTCAATTGTAATGAAGTGAAAGACCCAAGGACAGCGCCATTACCTACAGAGGTTATATGACCAGTCAAATTCGCATTAGTTGTGACATTACCCGCAGTTAGCCCTGATGCCGTCCCTGTTAAGTTGGTAGCAACTCCGCTAGCTGGTGTTCCCAATACCGGAGTAACCAAGGTTGGTGACGTTGCGAAGACAGCTGCCCCAGAGCCAGTCTCATCACTTAGGGCCGTTTTTAACTGAAGGGAAGTGAACGAACCAAGAACAGCAGCGTTACCACTAGAAGTAATATGACCAGTTAGATTGGCGTTTGTGGTGACATTCCCTGCTGTTAGACCAGATGCTGTCCCCGTCACATTGGTCATGACACCACTCGCGGGTGTACCCAATGCAGGAGTCACTAGAGTTGGTGATGTTGCAAATACAAGAGAACCTGAACCAGTCTCATCACTAACCACCGCAATAAGATTGACGCTAGATGCTACAGCTAACCAAGCTGCCATATTTGCCGCCAATCCACTAACGCCAGTTGCTATTGGCAGACCAGTAGCATTGGTTAAGACTCCACTAGCGGGAGTACCCAAAGCTGGTGTAACTAAGACAGGTGATGTCGCAAATACTGCTGAGCCAGAACCTGTTTCATTAGTCAACGCCGTCTTTAATTGAGCCGAAGTAAATGAGCCAAGTACAGCGGCATTACCTGTAGAAGTTATATGTCCTGTTAGATTAGCATTTGTAGTGACATTTCCTGCTGTCAATCCTGATGCTGTTCCTGTAAGATTTGTAGCAACACCACTAGCAGGAGTGCCCAAAGCCGGGGTTACCAAAGTTGGACTTGTTCCCCTCACTGGTGCCCCAGAACCAGTAGCAGTTGTCCACACAGGAAGGGCAGCAACGCCACCACCCACAAGGAGTTCTGTAGTTGCACCAGCGGCTAGAGTTTGATGTGCTCCTGTAGCAGTTGTACCAGCAGCCAAAAGAGCATAAGCAGTAGTGCTAGTAGAACGTCCTGTTCCTCCATCAGCTACGGTAATGTCAGTGATACCAGTAATTGTACCGCCGTTGATTATAACAGTAGTGACTGTGCCTAGATCAGACCATGTTCCTGTTAGAGAACCACCACCAGTCGCAGTAATGCCTGCATCCTTTATTAGGACACCATCTATAGTAACACCCGTACCAACACCTGTTTCACTAATTGTATCTGTAGTTAGTACATCGCCAACAGAGATAATAAGATTGGTACCATCAGAAATGTTACCGATAGCTAATATTTCAGCAAGAGTATCGGCTGTAGCAACCTGAGCATCAACATATGCTTTAATACTTTGCTGAGTAGCAAGAGCGACCGCACTATTTGATCCCATCGCATCTTCATCAAGAATTGATGTTATCGAAGTAGTCGCGTTAATAACAAGACTTGTGTTAGCTATTAATGCCGTGAATGTTCCTGCTGCGGGAGTTGCTCCACCAATAATGGAAGCATCTACAGTTCCCCCATTAATATCTACAGTAGTGACTGTCCCTAAATCTGTCCACGTACCTGTGAGCGAGCCACCGCTTACCGATGTAAGCGCAGCAGTAATTAAGAGGCCCGTAGCGTCTGTTATGACTCCATCAGTGATTACTAATGAACCGATGGTAACGTCAGTCGTAGCATCTATCGTAGTTCCTGTAATTGCGGCTGGTGTTGTTCCGCCTATTATAGAACCATCAATAGTCCCACCATTGATATCTACTGTAGTGACTGTACCAAGATCTGTCCAAGTACCTGTGAGGGAACCACCACTTACTGTAGTAAGAACAGCAGTTATTAAAAGACCAGTAGCATCAGTAATTACTCCATTAGTAATGACCAATGCACCAACAGTGAAATCTGTATTAGCATCAATGGTCGTACCAGTGATAGCAGCGGGCGTTGCTCCACCAATGATAGAACCATCTATAGTCCCTCCATTAATATCGACCGTTGTCACTGTTCCTAAGTCGGTCCATGTTCCTGTTAGAGATCCCCCTCCTACAGCAGTCAAGGACACAGTAGCAGCTAAGATCATTGAAGTTACATCAAGAGTAACTTTAGCTACATCATTAACTGACCATTCAAAAGATGCACCTGTAGGAACATTACCGTGTAGCTTTAATCCATCATCTCTTCCATGGCTATACTGAGAACCTACTACAGCGCGTCCAGCAGCCGACCAAATAATCGGCATAGTTGTGATATCTAGATGAGGAGTATTACTATTTGCCTGTACCTTTACTCTATCAGTTAGTGTACCAGCAACATTCTTAGTCTGGACAGTCCACTCGGAATTGCCGTCGTCGTATATTAGAGCCGAATCCTTAAAGTATGCTCCAACAAGAACGCGCTTATCAATAATCTGATTCGCATCAATGTCTGTATCAGCACCACCAATATAAACAGATGCAAGTACAACACTATTCACAGGAATAGCAGGAAACTCAGGATAGCTTACAATTGAGCCTGCTACAACAGATTTAACACCAAGATTATCTGATACTATTAGATCAAATCTCGGGTCTGTTGCATGAGCAGCTCCTAGAAGCACAGAGCCACTACTAACCGTTACCGATACCTTACCGACCACGACTTCGCCAGCAGCTATGTCTACGGACATGCTGGGAACACCTTGAGCCGTCACAGCACAGCCGCTTATAACGCCGGTGCCTATATGGGCGGCAACAAGTATGTTAAAGTCTACAGGATCTACAGCAGCCTGATCAGGAAAAGCTGCGTCATCAAGTGTTGGGATTTGAAATGACATTAGGCGTCCGCCAACTGAATAAGACCCTCAGCGTTAATATTGATTGCTATATTAGAACCATTGGGAGTAATAGGTAATCCTGTTGCAGTATCTACATGAAGGATAGGGATACTATCAGTATCGTTTGTCACATGTCTGTAAACAACAAATCCCGTTATAGTCTCCGCAGCAAGCTGCTGAACATTTGTAAAAGTGGGATCTGTGGCATCGAGTTCAGCCCTATCATTAGGGTCATCTTGTGTAACGGCTTTACCCGCGAGGGTCTGTCTTGCATATCCGGTACTGGTGAGTTCAGTTGATCCGACAAGTAAACCTGTAATTGTCGCATTGTCTTTATTTTCCCCTGCATCGGATTCAAGCAATAGAACTTTGATTGTATGCGTATCCCAATCAATGCTACCATCGGCTAATCCGGCTTTCGCTACATTATAGATAAAATTAGCCATTAATTAACTCCAACGAGTCTCTTGTCAATCTCTGCTGATGAGAGATCTGCCCAAGGTACTTCGTGATCTAGCCAATCTGTAGTTGCAACGTCTCCATCAAGGTGTGTCCTTTGATGAAAGACGGATGTTGTTATTCCAATTGGATGTCGGTTCTTAATGAACCTAGCGAATACAGGTTTGATAATATCAGGCAGCGTTTCAAATATGGACCTATCTGATGCAGCCATAGGACCCTTAGTGTATGAATACGAACCTAATCGTTCCGTCTTAAAATTATTGTTAGCAATTCGTACATTATCTTCTGCATTGGAGAGGAATAGATGTTCTACAAGTTTCTGGGCGACCCAAGCCATGATATTGGTGTAGCCTACAAGCGCGGTATCTAGCTCAAACATATTCATCATGTCTTCAGCTAGATCAATCCACATTGTCTTGGCCTCTTGATCAGCATCATCATTACCCGTTTCAAAGTTAACCCTTGAACGAATATCAAGCTGCTGAACTGTTAGAACTCCTAGAACGCCCATTCCTCTCCCCTTACGATGCGCTAGTAGCGCCTTACGACTTTAATTTCTTGGTCTTCTTGGTCTTCTTAGCTTTAGCTATTTTCTTCCTTGCCTTAGCCTCTTCTTTATCAAGACCATCTTCTTCATTGTGTTGATGGTGCTCAGGAACACCATCATTCAGCCTTGTATCAGCATCGCTAACAGTAGGAGCACCTGGGATATCGCTCTGCACAGCAGAGATAATATCTTCATCGGACATAGTGCCTTCAAGCACATCCCTAATTACTGATTCCTCTGGACTACCAATCAAAACGTATTTAATTTTCCCGCCCTTAAAGTGCGCCTTCTGTTCTTTAAGACTTAGGGGCAATTCCCCCATCTGTGCCTCTGTAAGAATATCACCTTTGGTGACAACACCAAAGCCTTTGACCGTTAGACCGGTCACTAGCATCCTATATCGTTTTGCCATCGTTCCACCCCTATTAAGCGGTTGTGTCTGCCGTGAGAATCTGGAAGGGCTTCTTCAAGAACGGCATGTAGTTCTGCTCAAGCAAGAACTGCCTACCAGAAGGATCTTCCTCGTCCCACGACTTAGTAAATGGACCAGTGTGCATCTCAGGCGCACCAAGGTCTGCTGACGGACCGTAGTTCATCGACAGATTATCTGTTCCACCGGGAGCGATAAAGATAATTCGCTCATCCGGAATATAGGGTACGAAGGTACCAGCAGCGTTCTGATAGCCACCATCATACTCAAACCAATCAATACCTAGGAACCTAGGTACCATACCCTCATTCCTGTACTTATCCCTCTGGACATCGGACAGATTGGCAGAGACCTCTGCTAGGTTGTAGAAGGTCTCAAAGGTTGCACCGTTCAACCATGCCTGCCTGATTGGGAAGCCGCTTGCACGACTAACAACTCTCTTCCAAGCGAAGAGGTCACCAACAGGATCGTCACCACCAGCACCCCAATCCGTACCAACGGTAGGAGTGTGAGCAGCAGGAAGTCGGTAGTTAACCGTGACGGTCGCACCATTCATAAGGGTGTAAGCCCAACTGCCAGTGAGCATAGCCCAGATAGCAATTTCTTCAGACCTCAGGTGCTCCATTCGGAGAGCCTGAAGTTCCTTAGTTACTCGGCGTTCTGCCTGTCCACGTGCAAGCTGGGACTTACCAGCCTCTCGAAGCCATCTAAGAGTAGTGGGATTAAATTGTTTCTTATCTCGAAGATAAGCGTAACCACCTTCCAAATGTCCGTAAGGAAGCTGATCGACTATACGGGCTTCTGAGCCATAGCTGTTATGTGATAGCTGAGCACCACGCGCTTCTCGCTCAATATCATACTCCCATGTAGGAGCAGGATCATGCTCAGGAGTACCAACAAGCTGATGGCCGACCATCTGCTCAGGTCCCTCAAACTCACGGATTACTCCGTTAAGTACGCGAGGTTCAAAAATCGAAAGTTCATTAGACATAATTTATTAACGCTCCTTTCTAAGTCTGCGAGTAGTTGGTGCTAGGGGTTGAGATAACATAGGTATTGTTATCAGCAAGTTCAAGACCACCAAGAGAAGTATCCATCACATTACCTGCGCGGAAGTTCCTTAGCTGATCAAGTCGGAACCGACCAGTGATAGCAATGTCACCATAGAACACGGTAGATGCTGGAGTAACCAAATCTACATTAAGACCAGAAGCTGCTGCATCCCTCTTATATACACCTGTCAGTGCAATACCCAACGCATCGTCCTGAGCAAGCGCAGCAACGTGGAATATTGCATCAACATCCTGACCAGTAGCGTGAGTCAGAGCACCCATCGTTATTACGTTGGTGTCGTAGTTGAGACTAACAACATTGAGAGTCGTCGCCTCATCACCAATCTGCACAACGTCAGCAACCTCAAACGGATGTGCATCATCGACCAAAATTAAGGTTTCAGTCTGAGGCTCAGCGGCTGCAAGCTCTGTACGCTTACAAACGATGACCGTATTACCAGTAGTTTCCTTGGCTAGAATATCTCCATCACGAATAGCTCTAGCGCCAGCCGCAACAGGCAGACCACCTGGATACTTAGTCAAACCCTGCCTGTCAAACAGGATTGCTCGAATCTGTTCATCTGACCATTCAGTTATTTCACTCATTAGTTAGTAGCTCCCTTCCCATTGACACCAGATGCATCAACGATTCTCTTAGATTCTATAGCTGCCTGCTCCTCAGTCATTTCGGTGCCATAAGTCGCTTCCGCCTCATTACCACCCTTTTCCTCGATATCAATAACAACAGGTGCATTAGCCATGATAGCATTAAACTGCTCAGTGTTACTTACTGCCAACTCGACATAAGCATCTTTCTGAGAAGTTGTGATCTTACCCTCTCGAATAAAACCATCTACAGCAGCAACAGCCATAGACTTAGCACTTGCGTCCTCAAGAATGGAAATACGAGACGCCTGTTCCTTGTTGATTTTAACAAGTTTAGCGATATCACTAGAAGCCAAAGCAGGAACGGGCTTCTTATCTTCCAATGCTTTAAGTTCAGTCTTTGCCTTAGCGCCATCTTTCAATGAAGCTTTAACATCAACAAGACTTTCAGCATTGATACCATACTCCTTCAAACCTTCGAGGAGTTCACTCTCGGTGATCTGATCACCACCACCACTTGCACTATTAGACATATGTCCCTCCTGTGCATCTACTACTATAATTTCTTTATGCGAACGTGAATCTCTAGTTACACTGTTCGTTTTACTTTGGGATTTACGGCTGGAAGAAGTGGCAAGGCTAACCTTGATCACTGAGCGTAGTGTTGCTACACTGTCTGCCAATCCAACTTTAACTGCGGCCTCAGCGCTCATTACGTCGCCTTGACCAAAGTTCTCAATAACGAATTCAGCAGTAACTCCGCGGTTGCGTGCTACTGTGCTAACGAATTCTGAGAACATATCATCAACCATCGCTTGAATATCTTTCTTAGCACGGTCGCTAAGAGGTTCAAAAGGATTACCATCTACTTTCTTCTTACCAGCACTAATTATTGTTGCCTTAATGCCCTCCTGTTCAAGATTCTTGGAAATATCGTTGTGTACAGTAAAAACACCTATAGATCCAACCAATCCAGAAGGTGTTACGATAAATTTGTCAGCAGCAGTAGCTATCCACAATGCAGCAGAAGCTGCAAGAGAGTTGGCTACAGCAATAATTGGTTTCTTCCCACGTGCTTCAAAGATGAGATTACTTAACTCAGTAGTACCAGCAACAGTACCACCAGGAGAGTCTATATCGAGGATAATAGAACTAACTTTAGGATCATTGACAAGCTGAAGGAATGCTTGTCCTATAGCATCAGTAGACGCACCACCACTTGACTGTTCAAGCATATTAGCACGTTTAGATAAAGTGCCGACAATCGGCAAGACTGCTACAGATCCAACACTATTCTTTCGCCTACCCTCCTGCTCAGCTTTAATTGGACCTATTTTTTCTGCAATTTCTTCAGCGGAAAATTTAGCACCGAGAGCATGTAGAGTAGAGACATGAATAATCGTTTCCATTTTTTTAGGAAGGATTGCCCACGGCTCCTCAGCTATTGCTTTCAGTATAAGGCTTTTACTCATATTATCTCCAGATTAATGCTTAATTCAAAGGATACTTGATATTTTAAGTATTGACAATGGGGGTAAATTTATTCCTTTTTATTATTAACAGTTTTTGCCGGTGTAGCCGGAGCGACCTGACCTGCTGGTGGTTTGTTAAGAGGCTCTTCTACTTTTTTCTCTAGTCTCTCAATTGTCTCATCCTCAATCGGTTCATAGTCAATATCGAGATTAAGATCAGCAGCGACCTGTTTCTCCAATTCAAGGAAGAACTGAGGAGTAGTATTAAGAGTACGGCCTGTAGCAATACGCTGATACAAAGAAGATATAGTAGTTTGAGTTCTCTTATCAAAAGGTAGGAACTCTAGCTTAGGATAATTCTTTGTACCAAAGTTCCAATCAATAAGCTTTGGAATAAGGAAATTATTGATAACGCTTGCAATATCCCTAGATATCAATTCAAGGTTATCTATGAAAATATTCTGATGAGTATCAGATAGCTTGAAGCTTCCGGACGAACCTTCAGCTCCCAAGTCAAGAACCTGAGCAAGAACTGACTTACCCATTTGACTATCATGATGATTGATCATCGGCATAGCATCTATAGGAGATGCACTATTCGCCAATAGTTCCAAGGTATATTTATCAGGTACTAGGATAGTGCTATTGAAACCAAGTTTCGCAACCATATCCATGAATTTCTTTATATTTTCAGGACTTTCTTCAGCTGGAGCCGTAACCATGCGAAGTCCCAACGCTCTTATCTGCGCAGCTACATGGCTGATGTAGTAAAGCTTATGCTTCTTTTCAAAGTGATAGAAAGCTTGTGTGAATATTGACCTACCAAAGATAGCATTAAATTCACGCCCATATACGAAGTGAAGCATTTTATCCGCGGGAATAGGTATCTCACCAGCTTTACCAGTTAAGAGGTTTGCTACTATCGAACGATTCTGATGATAACCTGTAATTTCTCCATGACTATTCAACGTAACTCTCATACTATTAGAAGGACGATGAGCAATCTTGTCTACTCTAACAAAGCCATCTTCATCTATGCGCCACACTATTTCATGAGGTGCCCATCCATCGAGCATCATGCGTAGTATTGTTGCGAGTACCTGATGAATAGGTATACGCATCCCACCATCTGCATAGGAGTTATTAAAAATATCTGCTATAAAGTTGGCTTCGCGGTTCGCCCGCTTATGCTTAGGATGTATTATAAAGCTTGCTCTTCGGATAGGTGTAGTGATAAGTCTATACAAACCAGCTACTTGTCCATCCTTACGGAACATAGCATCTAATTTTCGAAGAGGAATACCTTCATTATCCCATAGATCCATGGAATCGCCAAAACCAGGAGTGGCAAGAGTTTGGCCTATCTCTGCTACAACAGGTTTGTCACCCTTTTTCTGTTTAGCTAGTGCAGTCTTAGCTTGTACCATTACCAAATTTCCTTATCATCAAATAAATTCTTACCAACCGCACCAGCAAAACCAACTTCACTAGTATTGTGTCCAGAAGTAGCCATCTCTGAAGATCTACTATTAGATGCAATCTGTTGTGCTATCCAGTTATATATATCAGCATGACGATAGTGATCTGGGCCAACAGCTTTCCATATAGGTTTCTGCTGACCAGTACGCGCATCATCAACAATATCTCTTTTGATATTGCTCATATGTACAGCAAACTCTTCAATAGAAGTAAGACCTATGTGGTGCTCAATAGACACCAAACCTCTTTGCCATAAAGAAGCGGTATGATCCATAGCTTCAGTTCTTGGTACAGATACCTTACTTTTCTTAAGATCATCTGTCCAAGTATCTTTATCTAGGCTTCTAGTCTTCATCCCTGTATCGTAGTATACCACTATAACATTAGGATAAACCTTAGCAAGATCTAACGCATTTTGATGGTTGGGTAATGCGTCAATCGCACAAATAGAAGGCTTCCAATACTTGAGCATATCTTCTAGCTCTTTAAAACTGTGAAGCTTATGTAGTCCTACTACAATTCTTCTACCATCTATCTCCTTAGTAATCTCGAGATGTAGCACATCACCTTGATCAACACCAAAGAAGATCTTGCCCTGTTCCACTGTGCCTGGAACAACTCGATCAAGGATAAGCTTCCTAGTAAGCGACGTATCGCCAGATTCATAAGGTTTACCAAGGTTATAGTTGAAGAACTTCTTCATTCCTAGTGGCTTATTGGGAGCATCTTTATATACCTTCTTAAGCTTACCAGCCTTGATGACTCCACAAATCGACTGAGGAACATAATACCCGCGTATATGACGTTTGGGATACTTTGCTTCCCATCGACCAACTGAACGGTCAATAGTCTTTTCGCACTTCCTACATCCCCAATAATAAGGGTGGCCCTTTTTGCGGAAAATGTTTTTAAAGAAACTAATCTGCTGATCTTTACCACATCCTCGGCAAATGACTCTCCAAACGTGCTTGTCACTTTTCTGCCAAAGTGCATCAATACCATAGTTTGGAATAGTCGGAGTAGAAAAATCCCACTCCCATGCTAAGTCAGAAACATCAAGGCGAGATGAATAGACATCACGGACATTAGGGTCACTAAAGTCTAATTCATCATGGACGTTTACATCACTAGGAACAGACAACCCTTGGCGTTCTGTAAACGTACCCTTGAAGTAGATATGTGAATCACCTACTTTCTTTAACTCGGCAGAATTAGTATCTTGTACTCTTGTACTAAGGTAAGCTGAGTCAGCAATTATTGCTCCAAACCTTGCCTTAGAAAATTCCATCACGTCTCCTTTAGTAGGGAACGTGTAAATAATCGTGCGATGACCAGTATCAGCAACGAAAAGAGATTTAACTATTGAAGTCTGGGTAAGACCAACTTGAGCCGACTTAGTTACTACGATGTGATCGCTAAAGTCTTCCATAATCTGAGGAAGATAAGGGCGATTGTGATACTCCATCTTCACACCTTTTTCAGTGCGAATATGAGCATCAGTCCATATTATAATATTTTGTTGTGCTAAATCTCTCTTAATCTGTTCAGGATCCATTTCCTGTAATAGATCATTAGAATTACGTTGGAAAGTAGTAGTCACTATCTACGTACTGCCGGTATCTCAATGACCGTGCCATTGCTACCGTTAAGGATATTTTCCTTAAGCTTGCTGATTACTCTAGCAGACTCTTCAGGTCCGGCGTCCTTAAGAATCTCAAGCGCATCTTTAGCAATACTATGCCCCATAGCATCAGCAGCCTTCTCAAGCGCGTTCCTTTTAGGATCAACACCTGTCATGGAAGTAAGATTTAATGAAACAAATTTGGCGACTTCCATAGCACCTTTAAGATCTTTAATGTCACATCTTGCACGCTTGTCACCTCGCATGTAGATCTTAAGCTGTTTGATAAGCATTTCATCAAACTGCAACATATCCATGCCGATCTTAACCATTCGCATGGAATTTACATCGGGAACATTGGTACCTAACTCGGCCATCATCTTCTGGCGAGCAATCATCGCATGAGCGTCGAAGTTTTCACGCCTTGCGGTTCGGATTATTGTATTACGGGAAAGAGTTATATCGTGAAGGTCAATCATTCCGTGCTTTACACGGTTAGAGTTTCCCTCATGTACTACCCATAGAACAAATAGCTTCTCTCGAACATCAACAGCAAGCTTCTTACGTCCCATGTCATATATCTTACCATCATAACATGGTAATTCACAACGGGGTAATAAAAAAATACCCCCGGTGCGCTAACACCGGGGGTTTAAGGAGGGTCACAGGGGCGAATTAGGACTGTACCTTATATCGCCCGCGTGTATTGCAACACGAACCTTATTTTTTAGCTTGTCTACGAACCTGTGGGATTAACTCGTATTTAGATCTCACTTTCTTTATTTCATCAATTGTTATTTTACCCTTACTAATCCTTCCAATAAAACTACCCATAGCAATATCAATCAACTCCTGCCTAGGAATCTTTGTTTTTATGCTTAGTATGTCTACTTCTTCGATCAGATCGGTTCTTAGAAATGTGTACACCATCCTTCGTTCCCTTACTGGCAGTTTCTTCTTGGCCTCGTTTTTCTTGCTCATATTCTTCTCTCCTTAATCCTTTCCAATATATTGTTTGTGCTGCTCTAGTGTATTGAGTAAATTGCCCTTCTATTATCCAAATTTCATTAAGATACTCTAAATCTGTTAGTTCACTTTTCTTAAGCTTTTTATCTAATTCCTTTAATTGACGACGTATACTCTTTATACTATCTAGTTGAAATTCAGTAATTATATATTTAATATCTATCCTCTATGAGGTATTAAACCTTTTCTTCTTGTGGGATCATAACGAAGGTGTACAGCCATGATTTTGGCTTCTTGGCGATAGCCCCTCGGTTACGGAGTAATCGGATGGCCGAACTTGTAGTCGCTGGACTAATCTTGTAGGCAAACCTGTCTTGTATCAGGGCGGCAATCTGAGAAGTGTTTAAGTATTCCCCGTTGAACTCCTCCAATATCGCAAACGCCATTTCTTGGACAGGAGAGGTACGTCCATCTAGGCGTTTGATTAACCCTGCCTTCTCCAGTATCGTCTTAGGCATTGATTCTACTACTACTTGTGATGGGGTAATAGGCTCGATCATTCTGGCGCGTAGTGTCTCTACTTCTGATGCCAAGACTTGCCGCTCTGTGACGTTAATGAGTGCCCGCTCAAGATTGGCCTTCTCGCGCTCCAAGCGGCTCTTCATGCTAAACCAATGTCTTAACTTCCTAACTATCATTTCTATGTGCCTCCGTCTCGAATTTGTTAGCCATGTTATTTTTCTTTCGATCTTGTTAAGGTTAACTGGTAAACATTATCTCCTTGTATTAATCCATCATATATAGTTCTTAGTTCTTCTGTATCTTTATCTTTAACATCAAAACTAAGATCTACCTGTTCACTAAATGGTGATGTTAAAGATATTCCCATTTTGATTATTCTTATTTCCATTTTTCTCCTCCTGTATTTTATGCTTCTTAGTCATTACTTTTTCCTATATACTCCATATGAAACTCTTTTAAAATCTTCATTTGTTAATACCTGTTGGATGTGTGCTCTAAGGTTAGAACGAGAAGATTGTGAAAGACCTGCTGCATAGAACTTATCTATCGCGTCTACTATTTTCACTACTCCATTGTTCTGAGAAGCAATAATATTCAAAGCCTCTACATGAGTATATCCTTCAATACTACCATCCATCTCCTCAATTATTTCTCGTAATTGTCTCGCTGCACTTACATAACCTAATATTGGTCCATCATATGCACCTTCTAAATCAGCCATCCTTATCCATTTGTCCGGCAATAATCTAATCTTGGCGTATCCTTCTTTCATATTCATAACGTCACCCCAAAATGTTCTGCCTGATGCTTTATAATCACATAATTATTATTATCATCACGCACAAGCTCATTAACTTCATGATGCCCTTCGATATTACATGACATAATAATAAACTGGCCCAGAGGATATAATTCTCGGTCTACAGGTATATATGGTAATACATGTGAGTGCTTTACTACATTCCCAAAGTGATGATGTTGGCTTAATGTATACATTCTCATTCTAGTCATTTCTTTATTCTTCGTCTCCATTTCTTTTTAAACGTGGGAAGTTTTCTTAATTTCCCTGCCCAAATTAACTTGTACACACAGTATACCACACTCTTTACAAGGAACCGATAGGTTCCCACAGGGAAGTTTTTACCTCTCAAAAATAAAATTTTTTTTCAATACTCTTTTATACAAAGGGGGGGTCAGTTGTCGCGACCTCTCATTTCCACCTGAAATTTAGGTACTGAAATCATACTCTGGTTACATTTGGGGTTTTCAAGACCTAACGGTTTGGCGTTTTTAGGTGCCTTTATAACTTGGGCCGGTACCTTACACCAATGGGCGCAAAAAAGCCGCCTACATGGTGTGTAGGCGGCTTGTAGGGGCTAACCTATAGCAGTATCGCGGTATAAACCGCCATAGGGCGCGGCCCTAAGTCGTAGCCGACGTAATGTATGTCGGCTATGTCGATACAAAATAGCTGTTTTTCGCCTTCGCTTTCGAATAGGTACCATTCGTAACCGTTTTTGGTACTGCGCTTTGGGTAGCAATTCGTAACATAAAGCCTGTCGAAATTGGCGCTATCGTCGTTGTTGCCTGTCGATTTTTCGTTAGCATGTACGACGATTACCGGCCCGCTATGTTCGGCGGCATCGATTAGTCGTTCGAGTTTGGTGCTTGTAAGCATGGTTTTGTGTACCTTGTAGGCTTAGGGTTGCGGTTTGTGTAGGCAATGGCCCCGGCATTTACGCCGGGGCCATGCTATTTAGCCATTGGCTACCTTACTACCCGAGTCGGGTTTTTTCGGCTGTGTGGGCTTGTTAGCGGGGCCGTTGCCCCTAGTGCGTACTACTCGCGGGGTAGCTTTGGCTTTCGGCGCTTTCGCCTTTACCGGCGCTAGCGCGTCGGCGGCCCATTTGCCCGTTACCGCGTCGGCCATACCCCATTGGCAAGCTGCGATGCACTTATCGCCCTGTATTTTGCCATGTTCGGCGCATAGCAGGTTGTAACCGGGTACGCGCTTCGCAAAGTTGCGAGGGTGGTAATTCGGCTTATGCGACGTTAGCTTGCCCGCCGACTTCGCCGGTGCGAAGTGTATATTCGGCGTGCCTGTTACTTCGCCGGGCGTACCAATAGCCGCAAGGTAGTTTGTCGCGATTGCGTGCGCCTGTTGGCGGGTTGCGGGCAAGCTATGGCCGACTTCGACCGACTTTATGCCCCAACCTTGCCCGCGTGCCTTAACGCTATCGTTAAAGCCTAGCAATTCGCCAATTTTGCGAAGCCTTGCGGCCGTTAGCACTTTGGCACCATCGTAAATTATTACTTTGTTTACCATTTTCGAAATTACCTTTCGATTAACTGTGTTAGGCAATGCCGTAATAGGTGCGCGAGGCGTAGTACCCCTTACCCCGATTGCGATTGTATTTATTACGTTTACCATGCCAACCACTATGGGCGCACAAGGCGCACAATGCAAGCGTTTTTGGCACCAATTTTCGACCAATTTTTTAGCTCGCATGTTCGTAAAAAAGCCTGGTCGTGTGCATTGGGCGTACATTACGGTTATCGTCGCGCCGGGCAAGTTGTGTGTACGAAATTCGTCGCGCCGGGCAAGGTACACCGACGGTTTTCGTCGCTTTGGGTCGTTTGGGCGACGATATTCGTTTTT